CTTCTCAATCAGACTTAGAAGATTATTCTCTTTATTTAATAGAAGAATGCTATCCTGTTAGAGGTAGGTATGGAAATATAGAGTTTTGGACAGTCGGAGCATCAAAAGAGGAGCCAGCAACTTAATCATGTTAGTGGCAAGAGCTTCTCAGATTGTAACCATTCCCTTTGTATATAGATCTGGATATGAATATGTTGACCCTACCGCAAATATATTCATTTACCTTAAAAGAGGTTTCAATTCAGGCGGCCCAACAATTTCTGGTCCCTACATATTCGATACAAGTGCAGCTATTGCCGCTACTCCACAGTACGTTCAGCCATTCCCGGATGGAAGTAGTCTTGAGAGAATAAGCCAAGGTTCTTATCAGCTTACTCTAAAAATTCCTTCCAACATATTTCCAGGTCAATATACAATAGGAATTAATACAACCTCAAATGGCTCTTCTGACATAAAAGAAATACCAATCACAATAAAACGCCCAGAATCAACACCAGATGATTGGAGCTCTACCCCAAATTATTCAAATTATTCAATGGTAGATAAATCTGTTTCGTTAAATGAAAGATCAAAATACAGAGAAATAAATCAGTTTGAAACAAACAATATATTGCTGATAGGTCATACGGATGCAATAGAACCTTACGGAATTCAAAAAATATCCTCAATGCAAGAGGCAATTGACATACTTAGGGCCGACTTTAATTCACCACTTTTAAGGGGAGTTTTTGATGCGTACAGCGGTGGAGCAAGAGATATATACATATGTCCAGCTGCACCAATGAGCGAATATGTAGAAAGTATAAGCAAAAGACTAGACACACTACCAATATATTCATACTCAGATGCAACACCAATGTTGATGAATTTTTATCAAAGATATTATGACAGATTAAGTACAACTTATGATTTAATTAAAATATATGACAATATTGATATCGTGGTTCCACTAGAAACAACAATACTTAATTCTGGTGGAGTTGATTTTATGACTCAACTAGCAAATTACTGTAATGATTTCCATAACGAATCTGGCTTTATACAGGTCGGTATAATAGGTTCTAGAAGCAATGGAATCTCTTCTTCTGATATTGACATATTAGAGGCAAATTCTTTGTTCACTACAAAGTACACAGCAATAGGATCTGATGGACAAATCATTGGAGACATGGGAAGATTCATAATGCCAGTATACGGAGAAGTGATATTTAATCACGAATTTTTAAACATAACATATACAAGTTCAGCTTCAGCTGCAATTGCAGGATTGTTAAGTCAAACTCAGGTAAATATGGGTTTAGCTAGAAAGAGATTGTCTGCAGTTTATGGTCTTCATGGAAATAATCTTTCCCAAGAAGATATAGATAGATTAGAGGATTTGGGCATTAATACTATTTATAGAAGCAATAGAGCAAGAAGAGGAAACGCTTACGAAATCTATGTAACAAATGATTATTCAATGGCCTCTTCTGATTCTACATTAGCTAAAATTCCACAAATAAGATTATTGGCTATGTTAATTAATGAAATTAAAGCTCTTAGCAGTAATTCTATAAGTAGGTTTAGTTCTGAAAAAATAATAGCAGAAACACGAGCAATGCTTAACTGGATGAAATCCAACCAGATAGTAGTAGATTATCAATTTGAGCCATATGTGGATACGATTGATAAGGGTAAATTATATTTTGACATAAGTGTTACGTCTGCTTTAGGATTAAAGAAAATATCATTTAGTATTTCGTCAGGAGCGGGGTCATAACATGGCACAAAATGCATTTGGATTTCCATCAATTGGTTTAAACGATGTCACTATAGACAGGGCGTTTGGTCCACCCCTTCAGGCAGCTGGCAATCTAACTTATCTTGAATTTATATCAGTTGTAAAGATGTTATGGGAAAGGGAGTAGTGTTCATTGGAATTTTAATAAAAATATTAGGTACTTTTTTTCATTAACAATCTCATAACCATCTGTTATGTTACCATTAACTATGTTCATCTTTAAGCCATATTGTCCTATAAGGTAATCTTCAAAGTCATATGCATCAAACTCTTTATTCTGTTCCATATATTCTTTACGAACTTTCTTCAATGCTTCCCAATAGTTCCAACGATTTCTTCGTTTATCTATTTCTGGATCATCGTCATCGTAGTCCTGTATGTGAGGTATTGATGCCATCAACTCCACCTCAACGTGAACATAATGTAATCTCGTTCATATCTAAACTTGAAGCTTACTCTATTTGTATCAGTAACACACCATCTACTATGTCGCCTGTATTTGCCTACATTGTTTACTAACCATTGTGTCATCTCATTGTATTTGTCAATATTTTCTGCTCTAACTGAACATTCATACCAGCCAGGTTGAGTATGTTCCCATCCACGCTCATAGTCATAATGTTCATCTATTACTGCCATCTTAGTAGAAACCATTCTAAATCTTTTTTGTCACGAAACCAAAACTTAGAATTATTCATATACCATCGCATATTAGGTGTCCATACTCCGTCGTGTGCTGTAGGCCCAAATGTTTCAACCATCCATGCTTCCATTTCTTTCCATTTAGTACCAATGAGTGGTTGTACAGTCGAATACTCTTGTCCATAAACTTTACCTTCGCTAAACTCAAATGCCATCCATCCCAATGCAGACATTAACACTAGTGTATCAATATCTTTAGCCATCTGATCAGCCACTTGATTAACAATTTCTTCTGTTATATTCATCCCCACCTCAACATAAAATAACTTGCATTACTATCATTGTAAAATGTAAACACAGTATGCTTCTCTAATTCTGGTTCCCAATTAGATCCGCTAAAGCTGTCATAGATTGGTTTATGATAAGCAAAATCAAAATCTTTACCCATGAACCAACCGTGACGTTTTAACTCATTAACTATTTCCAAGGTTCTATTAACATCAATATATAATGTTATTTGTTGCACTTCAACCCCATCTTAATTCAAAATAAACAGCGTCACGCTCATCCTTAAAATAGAAATCCATATAATCTACAGTAGGATCTGTAGTAAATTTATTGCCCGGTAATCCAAACTGTTCTATCGCCCAAGCACAGGTTTCATTCCAATCTATAATATCTCCCTTTTTCCAAGGTATACGGACTCTAGTACCCGCCTGCATTCAACAATTCCTTAACTTGTTTAACATTCTCAGGCTCACGATTGAATTTAATCTTCCATAGTTCTGGATTGATGTAATCAATAACCATCTTAACCTGTGATTCATTTAAACTATCCAAGAACTTCACACCACTACTACTCTGATATAATATCCAAGGACTAAGTTTACCATTGGTAATACTATGACATATCTTGTTAGGATTACCATAACACAAATAGTCTTTAGGTACAATACCCTCTTTCTCTGCTAAATCCATAGTAGTTTGGACACTACGTGCAATAGCATCTAACGGATCCTCAATACGCAAATACTCAATCAGGTACTTTGTATAGACGCTATCACTAGCCCAAGTATCAATTTTGATGTTATTCTTCAGTAACCAATCTACATATCTACTAATATTAATTGCATTGATATTTGCACAATGTGTTCCGAACTTTACAAAGGCGGTATAGTACGCACTACGAATGAACTCCTCATAAGTTTTATTCTTTTTAGTACTAGTATTCTTTTTATAAAACTGTAGCCAAGATTGAAAGCCAATACGATTGCCTTGCATATCTTTATTCATCCAACGTTGTTTGTTCTCACATAGGTGTTTAGCCATAGTAGATTCACGCAGGAACTCTCTATTGCAAAAATCACAACCATACTTGATTGTCTTATCAGTTGCCTCTGTCTTTTTCGTATTGAGTGATATCTTCATCTGTAACCGTTTGGCTTAGTACTTCTATGTCTGCTATTTTTAAATGGGGATAAATTTCTGCAAGATGCATTTTCTTTCTCTGCTCTTGTACAAACTGTTTTGAATACTCTGTTAAATCTTCACTGTTTGCTTTAGGGTAAATTTTTGTAAAGTATTCTTTGATTTCTTTTACTTGTGCAGGTTCTTTTAGTAAACTAACACGCTCTTTAATCTGAGGTAACCATTGATGATATTGTTTACCTTTACCGGGACTTGCCGCACATAACATATACCATTGTAGTTTAGGATGCTTTGATACATTCTCATTAAAGAAGTATTTGTTAGCGTGATATTCTGTACTCATTGCATAATACCCTGCAATATCACTTGATCCCTTTACATAACTTAACCACTTGATTAACATAAACGGGACAAACTTACGTTGCTGTTCAGGAGTAAGTCTATCATAATAATCATAGTCTTTCTTGTCTAATGCCGCAATAGCTTCAAACAAGTTAAAGTCTTGATTCTCTAATTTTTCATCTTGTGGTATTGCTATTTTCTTTGTTGCCATTAGAATGCCTGACTATAATCTACAATCTCACAGTTACGACTAATCTCTTTTACAAAATATACACATCTTGGCTTAGGACCATCATCCAACGGCACACATAAGAATTGTCCGTTCTTTAATCGAGGTGCATACCAAGTTACATCGTGATATATATCTACAATCTCAATAGGTACAAAACTAGGACTGAATGAACTAAGTGGATTAAACTCAAACGCATTGAAGCCTCTGTCATTAATACTTGTAAGAGGCAATGTTTCTAAGTCTCCGTGTTCTTGTTCACCAATTAGTATTTGCCAATCAATTGGCATCTTAATTGTGCTGTTACCAATCTTCAATACAAGTGCAGGGCTATTGAATGATTCCAAAAAGATTAACGGGATGTAATGATAATCTACATTGCTCGGGTTACTGTTATCTAGGATAGCAAAACGCAAGTCATCAATCTCTTCGGGAAGTGTTTCTAAGTTATAGAATTCGTTGTCTAGGGTTAATATTCGCATAATGTATTATATCAGGTTCTTATCTATATGTCAATTTTTCTACGTCAAACGGGTAGTTTGCTTCTTTGTAAAAAGCTTTACGTTGGGTTAAGTGTCGTTTGGCAAACTTACAACTACTGGTTATGTCCCAGATTTGTACAAAGTCTTTATCCTCTGCTTTTCGAATTCCACGTCCAATACTTTGAATAACCCGAACGAAACTCTTTCCCGGTTCCAACAGAACAAGGTTAAATATCCTAGGTATGTTAATGCCAACAGCCGCAACACCGTAAGTCGCAACAATAATTTTATTCGTACTTGTAGCAATTTCATCATACTCCTCTTTCCTGTCAACCATATTAGTAGCACCACTAACAAATACGCTATCGGGTAATCTGCTAACAATTTCTTTACCTGCATTAACTCTATCAACTAGAATTAGAGTGTTACCACTTTCTTTAATCTTTAATATCAATTCAGCAATAGCATCAAGTCTATGTGTATCCTCAAGTAAATGTTTTAATTCACTTTGATAATTAGTGAATTCTACATCATCTTTTAACTGGACAATGTTTACGTGACATTGTGCTAATACACCTTGATCCTGCAGTTCACTTGCGCTTAGTTTACTGATAACAGGACCAAGACTTACAAACAACGATTGTGCTTCAAACTTGGCTTTAGGGATAGTACCTGTTAGTCCCCAACGAATAGGAACCTTAGCAAACACACCTGTAAGTAATGTTTTTAATGCATCAGCTTTTGCCATATGTACTTCATCAACCATTACACAAACAACACCTTCAATGAAGTCCATAATATCTGCTTCCCCGGCTTTTGTTTTCTTAAGCATATTGTTAAGACTCTGCCAAGTGCAGATAGTGTGTGTTTTGTTGTACTCTTTACGATCACCAAAGTATACACCAACATCTAATCCAAGATTAATGTAATCTGCTTCTGTTTGTGTTACTAAACTTTTGTTTGGAACAATGACAATACTACGGCCATATTGTTCTATGCTATAACTTAGTGCGGCAGTCATCAGTGTTTTACCTGCACCTGTAGCAATCTCTTGTAATGATTGTGGGTTCTTTAAAAAGTTGTTGACGATACTGATTTGATAATCACGTAACTCTACGGGTGTACCCTCTTTAGGATGACCTTTAGGCCAGTTCTTATGAGCAAACGTTGATTCGGACACTTCAGCAAATTCAAAGGTTGTTGTATAATCCCTCGTATCATCCAACTCAATATCATATCCTGCTCTATCTAATACAGGTAATATTTCTTCTAACAAATTAATGTAAGTACTTCCTGCTAAACTAAAATAGCTTACCTTACCGTTCCATCTACCCAGTCGGACTGCAGGTAGATAACGTGCTCCGGGTACTTCGTACTCAAACATTTTCATCAGTGCTTTACGCTCTGTGAGTTCAAGGCCTTCTATCTTTACGTTAACTTCATCTTTAACGATTATCTTACATTGTTTCATTTAATTCCTAAATTTACAGGTTCTGAATTTACACATTTTATAGTTTTAAATAGAGTTGTAGGCAAATCCATTACTCCGTAATTTCTATAATGTAGCATAACAGGTTTCTCATATGATTTCAAGTTAGAGTGGTCTCTTATGATATCAATTTCTAATTCATTTAATAGATTTTCCGAATATTCTCCTAATAAGAATAATTGTTTTAAATTAGAACTTAGCCTTGAAGATTCGGATATACCATCACAACCCAATTCACTTAACCATTTAATAGCAGTCTCTAATTCTTTAATTTCAAATTCACTTTGAAAATTAACAGCAAGGTTTACTTTACGTGGATCTTCGATAGTAGAGAAATGTTCTATAACAGAATCACTGATGGCAATTCCATATTGAACATAATCCGCTATCATTACTAGATCGTTGGTTAGTGGAATATCTTTAATAATGTCGTACAATACTTCATTGAGTGCGGCTACATAGAAGTAACCATTGTTATATACAAGTGTCGGCTCCCAATATTTAACTGATTCATATTCGCTAAGACTGTTAATAATATCTTTAGTAGTCGGGCAATAGTCTATCATTTCAAAGTAATCCGCACTTAATGTGATTAGCATTTTCAATGTTGTTGGTCCGTACTCAATTTCATATTGACGTTTGTCCCTGTGCCATTCCATTGAATGTATTGGATTCTTTTTTAGTGCAGTTAAAAAGTTTTTATTAAAAGGTGATCTAAAAATTATAGTGTCTTTTAAAATAGCAATAGATGCATTTGTATACTGCGGAGAACTTTCTATAACATTACATTTCCAAGGTAATATTAACAAGTTATCAACGTCAAATTTTTGTTGCGTAAACTGTTTACGATATTTTAATGCAATCTTTCTAAAAAGACTATCCTGATTGGTAGTGATTGTATTCTTTATGCCGATTAGATTGGTTAAGTTATTTACAAATTGTAGGTCATACCTGCTTAATCGTACATTGATAAGCATAAAGGTGCCAACATCTTCAAGCGTCTTAAAATCCATTCTTTATTATATCACATTCAAATATTATTTACAAACATAATGGCTAAAGGAGCAATGCTCCTTTATCGGAGAGGACTTATTGACGTTGCCTCTACGCACACTGCAGGGTTTATGCAGATTTCATACACGTTGTACGTGCAAGATTTTTCCAATTGTTCGGGCTAATCTTTACCAAGTCAGCAATCTTCAAACACATACGCAAGGACACTTCACGTAGTTTTGTGTGATTGTCCCACATAAAGTCAATTACCATTTGTGATTGTTCTTCTGTGAAATCATAATCACTAAACAAACCACCATCAGCATCACGATGCACCTGCTTGATACGCAACATCTTATCACGATCACCATCAATAGTCAGGTCCAGAAAGTGACAACGTGACTGCAATGCCTCTAAGTGATCCTGCAATTTCTTAGACTTCAAGTTGCCGAATTTCAAGTTAGTGATAAAGATAGCACTACCATTGAAGTTGAAAGTATTTGGGATACCTTCTTCACGCAACAAACGTGAATCACTATTCCAGCAGATTCTACGTGTCTTGCCTGAATCTAGTGCGGCCTTGAGA